CCGGTTGATAGCAGATCGAGCAGGCCGGTGTTGCCGATGGCAATTTTTAGATCGGTGAATGCGTTATCGAGCCGGTTGATTTTTGCGCCCAGCCCTTGAGCGGCTTCCTGCGCTTGCGCGCCGAATGTTTTTTCAAGTTCGACGGCCAGGGCGGGCAATAACCGGGTTGCGGTCACTTCGCCTTTGACCAGCATCTTATCCAGCTCTGAGGTCGTTACTCCAAGCGCGCGTGCCGCCATCTGGAACGCGCCGGGCAAACGCTCGCCCAGTTGCCCACGCAATTCCTCGGCTGCAACCGTTCCCTTGGAGATCATCTGCTGGATAGCATTCAGCGCACCCCCCGCTTGATCGGCGGACAATCCCAGCACGGTCGATGCCTTGGCAATGCCTAGAAAAATATCGCGCGTCGCTTGGCCTTGCAGGGTGGTGCCTGCTGCGGCTGCCGATAATTTGGCGTATTGTTGCGATGTGGTGGCAAATTGCAGGCCGAGCTTTTCGGATTCTTCTCGCAAAAATTGCGTTTCTCTCGCGGCGGCTTCGGCGCTGCCCGTGCCTACTTTGAGCGTATTGTTTAGCCGATCTTGCGCGAGCGCGGCATCAATAATGGCCTTGCCGCCCGCAATCGCAGCATTTACAGATACATAGCCAGCCGCTAGGCCCACCAGATTGGTTTGCAGTCTGCCCAACACATCAACATTTGCGCGCGCGGCTGCTTGGTTTTTTTCGTGCGCAGCAATAGCACGGTTGCTCGCTTCGACAGAAGCGCGCTGCGCTTCGTTTAGCTTCAGTTGCGCAGCATCGTACGCGCGCAACTGACTGGCTGTCATGCCCAGCGTATCGGCTTGCCGCTTTAGGCTCGCGACAAAACGATCGGCGGCAGCGGACGATTCCGCATTCGATTTTTTTGCCGCATCGCCAATGCTTTTAATGGCCTCTTTAGCTGCGCGTGACTCTCCGACCAGACCTTTGCTGTCTGCCGTGATTTTTACGCCAACATCGATGTTTTTTGCCATTTTATTTTTTACGATTTAGGATCGGGAGTGCCGCGCCTTCCATGATTTCCAGTTTTGCCAGCATTTCAGGGCGTTTGCGCTTTTTGATGCCCATCATGCGCATGGTGCTTTCTATTGCAGGGCGATCCAGGCCGTCGCAAATATTGGCAAGACGATCAATGCGCCAGCAACGGCGCAGCCGCACAAAAACCATAACTGCTTGCCAGTTCTCCGGAAAAACTTCGAACTCGCTTGCGTAGTCGTCATCGTTATCCTCTCGCTCTGCAATTGCCGCCTGCCATTCGGCTGGATCGGCTGCGCGCTCGTCGGTTTGGGTTGATCGCGCGGGCCGGTTCGCCCAATAGCGAGCGGCCTCGGTTAGTTTTTTGCTTCTGCCGCCTTGCCGTACAAACAGTTGATATACGCATTGATAATGCCGTTACGGATGTATCCGGTTGTGGCTAACCATTCTTTGTTTTCCGCGTTAAATTCGAGCGGATTGCCTGATTCGTCGCAAAGATCGTCACCGAAGCCAGTTACCACGCGGCGGACAAGGCCGATGTCTTTTTCGCCGCCCTCGGCATAAAAGGCGTCGTATTCCTTTTGGCTGATCAACTCGATCTCTAAAGTAAATGTTTGCTCCTTTGTTCCGCCGCCGTCTTGTGGTTCGTTAATCGTGACTGGCCATTTGATTTTCTTGATTTTTTTGATTTTAAACATGGAGTTCTCCTGAGTTTGTTTTAAAGATTCCTCGCTGCGTTCGGAATGACAGTGTGTGGTTATTGCGTTTTGTACGTGCACTCGTTATTACCCGCCGAGGTCGGCAGGAAGTGCAGCGCCATGCTGAGCATTGCGGTGTTGCGTTCTTCTTCGTAGCCGAGTTCGCCGATTTGCACCGTTACTGCATCGATCAGCACTTTGTTTCCAGCCTGCGTGCCGTGCACCAATGCCAGCGCGCCGGTGGTTTCAGCGCGCGCGGTCGCGATAAAATCCTTGGCGCTTGGGAGCGGGAGTTCGATCACGCATTGCCCGGTAGTCGAGCGATCGGCGAACACAATCTTCTCGACATTCGGGCGGTTGACGTACTCGTGTACATTGCCCTGCGTAATCGTTAGCGATTTGAGTGCGGCAGCAAATGTGTGCAGCGTGAATGTTGTGTTTGCTTTGTTGACCGCCAGCGGCTTCTGGAATGCCGTCAGTACCGGCGTGCCGCCAGCGGCTTCGGTGACGCCGCCGTATAGCCCAACAATCCGGTAATGGATCAACGGCACACCACCCTCGGAGAACCGATACTCTTGCGTACCACGGCAGCCCAGCGCTTTATGCAGCACACCGTCCCAGTTGAAATAGATCGTGCCGGATTCCTCGCCGGTGGTGATTGGCGCATAGGTGACCGGCCCCGTTGTCGGCGTAACGGTCTCAGACATTTCGCTGAGTCGCTTCAGCACGCCGTAACCCGGCACGGTTGCGACGCCACCGGCACCGGCCAGCTCGACGTCGAATTCGATCACGAACATCTCGCCATATTTGATCAAACCGCGATTGCCGAAATATGGCAGCGCCAAGTTGCCGCGCGGGGTGAATTTGATGTCCGGCGTGATTTTGAAATCACTCACCAGTATTGCATTTGTGCCCACGACGGGCACTGCATCCGTGCTGTAGGTGGTTTCGATTTTCGCCAGGATTACTTTTTGATTAGCTCTCATTTGCTAGGGTCTCCGTTGCTGATGGTGTTGCAACTTCCGGCACAGGCTCAGGCTGTCCGGACACTTTGACGCGCTTGCCGGTTTCCGGGTCAACGATGTAACTGCCGCCCACACCCCTATATTCGTCGTCTTGGACGTCGACCGGTGCCGGTCGATTTATAACGAGCGACTGCGGCAGCTCTGCGGTTAAATTGTTGCTCACTTTACGTGTTGGCATTTACACACTCCGTATTAAATGTGCCGTGACAAAACTGTCCTGCCACCACAGCACTTGGTTATTCAGTCCGGCCAGGTTGCCACCGCTGTATTCGATTGGGTCAAAGTCCGCATGCGGTTGCCAGCCGTGCAGGGCGGTCACGATGCTATTCCGCAGCGCCAACAGATCGACGCCCGCATTTTCTCCGCGCGCATCGCGCAGGTTCTGCACCGCAATGGCCACCGAAAAGCGCACGGTGTTGTGCTGCGAAACCACCAGCGTGCCGGTGCCGGACGACTCGGTTTTTTCAGACGCCGGGATCACGAATGCGGCCGGTGTCTGCTTGAGATCATCACTGGCTGCGGCAAACTCGGCGCTACCGGCGACGCGCTTGAGCGCCGTCACCTCGGTTTGCAGCCGGGTGATGATCCATTGCGGGTTGAACAGGGCGATGGCCACGTCGTTGCGCCTTTATTGGATGTAACCAAGCAACCAGGCTGCGGCGATGATGCCGATCACGATCGCCCACGACCATTTGCTTTTTGCGATCTTCGCAAGCCAATTGTCGGCTTGCTGGTCGGCGGCCATCCGTGCTTGCTCGAGTTTTTGCTTTTGTGCTTCCGTTAAATTGATTTTGTTCATGGTTTTCCTCCGTTAAAAATTGATTATTTAAGCCAAACTTGCGTTAATGTTGTTGATTACGATGTCGATGATGTTTTGTTCGTCCTCGGCGTTGATGCCCAAGAATGGCCGCGCCGGGATCGTGACTTTCTTAACCTTCCGGAAACCGCCGCCCGGCAATTTAAACGCCAGGTACGGTTTGTTTTTGGGCCGGATTTCTCCGCCTGCCTGGTGGATCGCTGCATAAATCGCATTTGTTGATCCCCATTCCGCAAAATCCGCGCCTGCGTTATTCACGATCGAATCCAGCAAATGTCCGCGATCGATCAGCGTTTTGCCGCCACGTTCTTGCACGCGCTGGCTTTGTTTCCAAGGCGTGCCGTCCGGGCCGACGCCATCCTTGAACCGGTCGCGCGTAGAGCTTTCGCCGTAAGTTGCAATGTCTTCCATCACTGGCGCCAGGTTCTGGCCGGTTTCGATCAGCCGGGACAGAACTTGCTGAATGCGCCGATCATCGATGTCGATGTGCAGTTTTACGCCACTCATTACAGAAACCCGTCTGATTCGCTACGCCGGAATACCGGCGTGGTGGATGACATTTGCACCGAGTTGCTGATTGTTGCCGCTGTGTCGCCGTTGCCGTCCACGCCGAGCGTGACTTTTCCGGCTGCCACGTCCTTCAAAAAGCGGATGGCATTTTCATAGCGTTCCTTGACGATTTCCGTCACCGCGTTTTCAAAGAGCTGGTACCGGGCGATATCGCACGCCAGTTTTTCCAGCACCGCCGGTACCGGCGATAATGGCAACGTGTAGCGCGTCGACAGATAACCGTTGATCTCTGCATCCGCGTCAGCCAGCGCGCGAGCGACCACTGTCGCATCGATCGCACCGAGATTTGCCCGGTCGGTGAGCTGGATCAATTCATCCTCACCGAAACGGTCAATCAGGGTTTGCTGGCTGGCGTAGGTCAT